CACTTACAAAATCTCTACATGTTTGGGACGGTTCTGAATGGGATAGAATCAACTCAGGTGGCGATGAAAATCCTAGATTGACAACAACACCAGCAACAACTCATAATCTAAATGCTGACGGAACGAATACAGCAATAACAATTGTGGCTTCTGATCCAGAAGGCTTTCCGATTACATACTCACATGACACGAATCCAGCAAGTCCTAATCAGGTAACTAACATTGTAGAAAATAATGGAGTGTTCACATTGGTGCCGTCAACTAACACTGCACATGCTGGTAACTTCACACTAAGATTAAAAGCAAGCGATGGTGTACATATTACATCTCATGCGATTGCTGTACAGTTGCAATTTAGCCAAGCTCTTGCTTTCTCTGGTTCTGGTAATAGTTGGGGTTCAGATTGGGATAGTGACGATAACTTCTTCAATAATTCTGAAAGTGGTTTTGCTGTTAGTGGTGCTACAAATAGTGCCGGTGCAAACAATTGGGATAGTGATGCTTTACGTGTAGGAAAATACTACTTTGAAGTTGATTTCAGAGGTAGTAATAGATCAACTTCAGCAACATCTGGCGGAGCATTTCCTGGTGTTGGATTTGTTGCATTATATGGAAACGAATCTAGCTCTGCTAGTTATGGATATAACAGTACTGGTTACATGGGTGTATATGGAAGCGGTGGTTTGTATGTTCCCAGTGCTTCTGGTTCTCTTGGTACTGTAAGTGGTAAAGTTTTACATTTTGCGTATGACTCAGCAACAAGAAAAGGTTGGGTTGGAAAAAGTGATGATGGTTCATCTATAACATGGGCAACAGCTGGTGGTGATCCAGGTAATAGTGGCGCTGGCTATTCATTAGGAGGAAGTAACGGTGAGGCTGTAAAATTTAGTTTTGGCTCAGGTTCCGGTGGTGGTTCTGGTACTTTCAAAGGTTATATAAGAACAGGCAGTAACTTATTAGCTACAGTACCAACAGGCTTTACTGCACATTAAAAGAGATAATAGGAGAATAAAAAAATGGCGTTAAACTTTCCAGATAGCCCAAGTAACGGAGATACAGCACATGGATTTACTTATAATTCTAGTAAAGGTGTTTGGAACTCAGCAAGTGTAGCCGATACTGCGGTAACAGTATATGCAAACTTGGCGGCATTTCCTAGTTCAGGTAATACTGCTGGAGATTATGCTTTTGCTACAAATACGAAAGCATTATATGTATGGGACGGAGCAGAATGGGATAGAGTAAGCACAGGTAACAATGAAACACCAAGACTGACTACAACACCAGCTAGTACTTTAGCTCTAGAGGCAGATGGTAGTACAAGTCAATTAGTACTAGCCGCCGAAGATCCAGAAGGTTTTCCAATTACATATTCAAGCGACACAAATCCAGCAAGTCCTAATCAAATAACGAACCTTACAAATTCTGGTGGTACATTTACATTCACACCTTCAACTAATACTGCACATGAAGGTAGTTTTACAGCAAGACTGAAAGCAAGTGATGGTATTTCTACCACTTCTCATGCTGTAACAGTTAGCCTCACATTCTCTCCTGCAACTGCTTTCAATACATTATATATTGCACATACTAGTGGAACAATTAGAACAGTTACTGGTGGAACTAATGAAGGAAATGCAGTAAGTCTTGATACTATGATTACTAGCACTGCACAAAATGGTGATGTAATATTATTAGCTCCTCCATCAGGCAGTCAATATGGACATTTTAAAATTACTCATAGTACCGGAGATGATTCTTATGCCGCCAACCCATTCGCTAATAAACAAATAGCAATAGTAGGTGGAGGTATAAAACCTAATTACACGTTCATATGGCATGATCATGACGGAACTACTGGTGTACGAGATCACCCTATTTTTCAAAGATCGTGGACTGGTACAGCACCTTCTAATGACACTCAACGTGCTTTAACTTATCGTCAATATATGTTTAATCTTACTTATCATAGACATCAAACTTCAACCACTAACTATACAAATTCACTTAATAGATCGCCTATGGGTGGTGGTACAATGCTCAATTGTATCGTTGATTTGAATAATGGTGGTTACAGTTGGAAATATGATAATTCTAATCAAACCACTTATAGAGTGTCATATAAACATTGTTCATTTGTGAATGCCGGTGTAGTTGCTTCACCTTATGCTGGAAGTAGTACCGCTGTAAGAGTTATTGACTGTGCCTTTGATCATTCAACCAGAATAACTGATGTTACAAGCTTAGGAACTAATGGCGAAAGTATCAATATGGATGGTTGGAAATACGATAACTACACTACAAAGAATATTGAGATAACTTCTGCTATTGCAAATGGTACTTATGGACATCTTAAAGACATAAGTAGTCTTACTGCAACGAATACATTATTCAACACATATCAATCAGCGAACTAGTGATGTAGGTATTATAAATAGTGACATAATTAGCATAAGGAAGTAGTTATGTCAACCCCTAATTCAAAAGCGACACTAAAAGATTATTGTCTTAGAAGACTAGGACATCCTGTAGTTGAGATAAACATAGACGATGATCAGGTAGATGACAGAATAGATGATGCACTCGCATACTACAGAGACTATCATTATGATGGTACTGAAAGAGATTTTCTCAAACACCAGATAACAGCTACAGATAGAACAAATAAATTTATCACAGTGCCAGCAAATGTGAGTGGTGTTATAAATGTATTTCCTATAGGAACAGGACTTAACGCTAACAATTTATTCAATCTAAGATATCAATTAACACTCAATGAAGTCTATGACTGGAGCAAATCTGCGTTTGCAGGTTATGTATCTACCATGGAGAATATTGCATTGATGCAAGAAATATTTGTAGGTAAGCAAAGTATAAGATTCGCTAGACATACAGATAAATTACACATAGACATGGATTGGGATAAAAAGACAACTGTAGGTGAATTTATTATAATAGAATGTTATAGAGTATTAGATCCAGATGTACACACTTCTGTATGGGGAGATTGGTGGTTAAGACAATATACAACACAACTTATCAAACGTCAATGGGGAGAAAATCTCAAGAAGTTTGAAGGTTTACAACTTCCTGGTGGTGTGCAATTTAACGGACAAACTATCTGGAGCGAAGCTGACGAAGAGATAAAAAGATTAGAAGAAGAAATAGTATCAAAGTTTTCCATGCCTGTCATGGACATGATTGGATAATAACATGCCAACGAATTTTTATTTTGATAATTTTGCTCACTCAGGACAGCAAAATTTAATCGAAGACTTGATTATCGAATCTATCAAAATATATGGTTACGATAATTTTTATATACCTAGAACAATCGTAAAAGAAGACGATTTGTTTGGTGAAGATGTATTATCTAAATTCGATAATGCTTTACCACTAGAAATGTATGTAAAAAATGTAGAAGGATTCGATGGTGAAGGTGAGTTTCTATCAAGATTTAATGTAGAAGTAAGAGATCAAATAACTTTCTCTATAGCACAAAGAAGATGGCAAGAAGAGATAGGTATACAAGATAGAAAGTTAGATAATCAAGGTGAAAGAATAAATCGTCCTACTGAAGGCGATTTAATATTCTTTCCTCTCACAGGACAAATGTACGAAATAAAATATGTAGATAAACAACCTATCTTTTATCAGATGGGACAACTACAAATGTATGACTTACGTTGCGAACTATTTGAGTTCAGTCATGAAAGAATTGATACAGGTGTCAAAGCTATTGATGACTTGGCAGCCAGACATACAGTCAATGTTCTCAACTTTCAAATACTTCTTGAGGCATCTAAAGAACGTGCATTGGGTACTGCTGTATTAACAAATGATAAAGTTACGAGTGTATCTCTCAGTAATCTTGGCGATTATGATGAAAATCCTACAGTAACATTTGGTGCGCCACCTGCCGCCCAAAAAGCAATAGCTACATCAACAATAAGTTCAGGAGCTGTAACAGGAGCTACAGTAAATTCAAACTTACAAGGCTCTGGTTATACCACCAATGTACCAGTTACTTTTAGTAGTCCAGAAACAACACAAAGAGTCACAGCTACAGCTACAGCTACAATATCTGGTGGTTCTGTAAGTGCAGTCACATTGACAGAGAATGGTGGTTTTTATACAACTGCTCCACCAGTTTCTATATCAGCATCACCTTCAGGTGATGATGCAGTTCTTACATCAACCATTGCAGGCAACTCTCTTCTAAGTATTGTAATACAAAGTGGTGGTTCAGGATATACTTCTACACCTACAGTTACTATAGGTACACCAAACAATGCTGTACATTTCGCCGCCACAGGTATAGCAGTACCTAATGCAAAAGGTAATATAGGTAGTATAACAATAACTGATGGTGGTAAATATTATGAGAATGCACCTAGTGTTAATATAGGTAATCCTCCAGATTCTATTAGAGCCACAGCTACAGCACAGATAACAGGTACAAATGTATCAACTATTACGATTACAAATCAAGGCAGAGGCTATATGAATGTTAATGGTACGCCATTTGTACCTTCGGTATCTTTCTCAGTTGAGACATTTACAGGAGGTATAAGACTTGAAGATGGTGATGGATTGCTATTAGAAGCTACAGCAAATACATCTCAAGAAAACTCTACAGCAAATAATACATTTTTCGAAACAAGTAAAACAGGATTTCTCGATTTCTCAGAACTCAATCCGTTTAGCGAAGGGACTGATTGGTAATGTTTGGAAATTTTCACTATCATAGCGCCATAAGAAAATACATTATCATGTTTGGTAATATGTTTAATGATATTGACGTAGTGCGTTTTAATAAAGCTGGTGATAATGTTCAACAGCTAAGAGTACCTATAGCATACGGTCCAAGAGAAAAGTTTCTTG